AGCAGGTCTAATTCATACTTGCTAGAAGTGTACCCTTTGTACTCTTCTCTCCAATTGGAATCATCATAATTTTTCTGTGACATCATACTCTATTACTATTTTTTTAGATGATCTACCACTACTATTTAATGTATTATATTCATTATACTCACCTTTAATTAATCTTGCCATCATATGTCTATCCATCCCACACATCTGCTCACAACTCTGAATTGATTTACGCACTGATTCTAAACCATCAGGATAAACTGTAACCCTAAATCCATGCTTATCTAACTCATTACCTTCTTCATCATACTTCGTATCTTTAATGTCAGATTGAAATTCACTCATAGTTTAAACCCTGAGAAAGTATCCTTATTAACATCCTGCTTGATACCACCAACAATATAAGACTCTACTTCAGTCTCTTGTGGTGCTACCTGTAGTCCCTTAGAACTAATCCAATGTTGTGTCCAAGGTAATGGATTGTTTCTTAATGATATATCATAGATAGGATCCAATCCAATTGCTTTCATTCTCTTGTTAGCGATCCATTCAACATACTGTGATAGAAGCTTCTCATTCAATCCTATCATGCTACCATCTTTAAACAGATACTCTGCCCATTTCTTCTCTTCATCAACAGCAGTTTCAAATGCAGACTTCAACCATCCCTTTTCCTCCTTCATTATCTCAACCATTTCAGGATCGTCACCCTCTCTCCAATTCTTTAGAATTGTTTGTGTCAATACAAGGTGCTGATTCTCGTCTCTGGCAATAAGAGAGATAATTTTTGCTGAACCTTCCATGAGTTTAAGTTCACCAAAAGCAAAACTACAAGCAAAAGATACATAAAACCGTATCCCTTCCAGTATATTAACATTAGCCATCGCCCTATAAAGATGTCTTTTTAATTCTTTTCTAGTCCATTGGACTGATGGAGAACCTGATGATGATGGATCCCACTGACTACTATTGCCCCATTCCTGTGCATAGTTAATAAAATCATCATAAGATTTAGTGACACTGGTTGCCCTCTCTAGGATCCTATCATCAGTTAGAATCGTATCCAACACTTCAGCAGGATTAGAGTAAATATTCTTAATAATATATGTGTATGACCTACTATGAATCATCTCCATAGTCTGCCATATATTCATAGCACCCTCTAATTCTGGAATAGAAACATAGGGTGTGAATGCCATACCAGGTGCTCGGCCTTGAACACTATCCAGCATGATTTGATATTTTAAATTAGATGTATAGATGTGCTTTTGTTCAGGTCTCAATGACTCATAGTCTGCACGATCTTTCTGGAGTGATACCTCTTCAGGTCTCCAGAAGTATCCTAACATCTGTTGTGTTAACTTCTCAAATACAGGATACTTATATTCATCATATCTCTGTACCCCTAAGGGCTTCCCAAAAAACATAGGTTGCTTCTTAAGGTTGACTGCCTCAGTATTAAAAACCGTCATTCCTTTAAGATTAGATTGCACAGGCATCACACTCCGCAGGACTAGATAACTCATCCAATAAACTTGAAACAGCACAACCTTGTGGTGCCTCTTCTACCTCTACTTCATCAGTCTTATTATCATAAGTATTCTGATAGTAACTTGTCTTCCAACCTAACTTATAAGTTGTCAATAAATCATTTGCCATGACTGATACAGGAACTTCATTATTAGGATAATGTCCTGGATTATAACTCCAGTTGCCAGAAATTGCTTGGTCAAAGAACTTCTGCATTACTGCAACCACTTTAACATATCCATCATTATTTGGCATGTCCCATAACAAAGTGTAATATGATTTTAATGACTGATAAGATGGAACAATCTGTTTAAGAGGCCCCTTCTTTGATTTTTTAGTGGACAGATAATCTCGTGGGGGTTCGATGCCGTTAGTGGCATTTGACACAACCGAACTACTCTCCGATGGCATCTGTGCCGACAGCGTGGAATTCCTGAGTCCGTAAAGTCGTATGTCTTCCCGTAGAGCTCCCCAATCAAGTGATAGGTCATTGGGCACTACCTCATCGACATCCTTCTTGTATGTATCAATAGGTAGAATCCCATCAGCATACTTAGTCCTATCAAAGTATCCACACTTACCATATTCTTGAGCAAGTTTATTAGATGACTTAAGAAGATAGTATTGGAATGCCTCAGTTAGATCATGAGTCAACTTCCATGCCTCTGGATCATTGTAAGATACTTTATGCTTGGCAAAGTAATGTGCCAACCCTATAAATCCTACACCCAAAGACCTACGATTCTTTGTACCAAGTTCTGCTGCTTTAACAGGATAACCTTGGAAATCAATCAGTGCATCTAATCCACGAACAGCAAGATCACATAGTTCTTCTAACTCACCAGTAAGAGACCTAAGAGTACCTACATTAATAGCAGATAAAATACACAATGCTATCTCACCATTCTCATCATCTATATGCTGAAGTGGTGTAGTAGGTAAAGTGATCTCCTGACAGAGATTACTCATACTAATCTTATCCTTAAAGGATGAGTGAGTATTACAATGATCTATATTCATCAAATATATACGACCAGTCTCTGCCCTCTCCTTTAAAAGGTTAAGGATAAGCTCTTGAGCACCGATGGTGGTTCTTGGGACTGAAACATCGCGCTCCAATTCGGTATAGAGAGCATCAAAGCTATCGGTCCCGAAAGCAGTATAAAGGCCAGGGACATCATGAGGAGAAAATAATGATATGTCTTTATTTTGAATGAACCTTTCATAAAAAATCTTTGAGATTTGAATACTATAATCTAACTTTCTGACTCTGTTGTCTTCTGTTCCTTTGTTGTTTTTGAGGACGAGGATGTCTCTGATTTCTTTATGCCAGATAGGAAAGTGGACAGTAGCTGACCCGCCTCTGATCCCGTTTTGAGTGCAGCATCGGACAGTTGACTCAAACTTTTTGAGAAAGGGGACCACTCCTGTGTGCTGGACTTCTCCTCCTCTGATTTTGCTGTTGATTCCTCTGATCCGTCCTGCGTTAATACCGATACCAGCGCGTTGTGCGACATATTTGCCAATAGCCATATCACTGCTAAAGATACTATCGAGGGTGTCATCAGCATCAACCAAAACACAACTTGCAAATTGACGAATAGGGGTCCGTACTCCCGCCATGACTGGCGTTGGGATGCTGATTTTGTGTCTGGAGATGGCGTCGTAGTATCGTCTGACATAATCTAATCTAGTTTCTTTAGGGTACTCTGAAAACATTGTTGCAGCAATCATGAGATACATGAACTGTGGTGTCTCAAAGACATCACCTGTGCTGCGATCTTGTACCAAATATTTATCAACGACTTGGCGAAGACCTGCATAAGTAAACAGATAATCACGGTCATGATCTATAAAAGATTCTAACACATCAATCTCTTTATCACTATATGATGTAAAGAAATGTTTATCATAGATGCCCCTCTCAACGCACTGTGTTGCGTGATCTCCTAGATTGGGTGGTTCATGCATACGACCCCACAACTGCTTCCTAAGAGCGAACAGAAGAAGTCTAGCAGCAACGAACTGATAGTTAGGATTCTCTAAGTCAATTAGATCACTAGCACTCTTAATAAGAATCTCTTGAATCTCTTTTGTAGTAATTCCATCATAAAATTGTATTCCAGAATTAATCTCAATTTGAGATGCAGAAACACCAGCAAGATCCTTAACTGCTTCCTCGACCATCTTATGCATTTTATTAAGATTAAGAGGTTCGATAGATCCTTTCCTCTTACGAACTTTAGTTCCGTTGCTCATACCCTTTTCCAATTGTTAAATTTGATTTTTGCTTCTAATCCTGAATATGTATTAGATTCTAGCAGAGGCATGATCTTATGCCCCTGAACAACCATATCATTAATGTCCTTCTCCCACATATTAGATGGCCATATCACAACTCTCTCACCTCTGTCGATGGTGTCGGAGATTCGTTTAACAATTTCTGTATTCCTCGGCTCGTTATCATAGACCCAAACAGGAGTGCTAACACCCCACTTCCTAACATCACCGTCTGCGCCACACATAGCGATGCTATTGCGAACGAACGAGCTGTCGAACGGTCCTTCTGTAACGAAGACTGGAGCATCTGTTCTGATGTTATCCAGTCCGTAGATCTTTGGTGCTTCATCATCTAACATAGTTGTGATATATTTAACAGAACTTGGACCTAGAGATCTACCCTGAAATCCTATGAGTTCTTTTTTATAGTAAAGAGGTATTACTATCCTTGATTCTTCTTTAACCTTTGAAGAAAAAGTAGGTTTATAAGAGTTAACAAACGCACAAAACTTCTCTGCATAATAGAACTTTGTAGGTTCTAATGCACGAGACTCTAAGTATGTTCGGCCTTGAACAACCTCTGAGCAAAGAGGTAGATCTATCTTAGAATTAAAGACAGGTTTTTCAAATTCAAACTCTGGTTCCTCAACAGGAAAATTCTTGCCTGTAAACCCTTCCTTGAATTTCTCCATAGAATATTTTCCATGAAGAACTCCATCCAATTTCTTAAGAAAGTTATTGAATGACATAGAAGCACCACAGTTGTGACACTTATAGTTAGTATTGGTCTTAACCTGATAAAGATATCCTCTAGCTTTATTCCTATGCTTCTGGGAATCCCCACACAAAGGACATCTAAAATTGTAAAGGTTATCCTTTACCCTTTTAAACTTTTCAAGACGAGCAGATACCAGACCAATATACTTTGAATCAATTAGATCCATTCACGGAGGTTTGCTCTGTAGGTATTGTAGCAGAGGTCGTCATCGTTGTCAAAAGTTTTTGTCCTGGGACCGAGACGAGGAAAGATATAACAGCAAGAGCACCAAAAATACTCCACATCTTCTTTTCAATGACTCTAAGGCGTTCATCAACCTTTCTGATATCTCTTTCACAACCTTTCTTAATCTCCTCAGATTGACGATTGACTTCTCTATGCACACTCTCTATCTTCTCAAAAAGTACTGCATCTATTCTATCCTGCTTGTCTAATTTCTCATTATGGACAGCAAGCAACTGTCCCATCTTGATTGAATTTTCTTGTAAAGAATCCACGACCCTTTCCAATCGCTCTAAGATAGCAGTATTTACATCCATCGCTTACGAGAGCCGTGACCCCCAGTAGCGTATCTCTTTTGAACTCCTTTCTTTTTCTTACCTAACCCAACCTCTTTACCTGCTACTGGTCCTTTCGCATCAGAACTACCACTAAAACCACCACTCTGACCGACTGCATTGCCGACCATCTCTTCTCTAACAAACTTAATTATCTTATCCAGACGGCGATCCATTAGAGTTTCCGTAGTTGAGTCAGACAAAATTCATCATCTAATACTCTATTTAGTTCTGATGGAGGATATTCAGAGACTCTTCCAAGGTATGTTAGAAAACTCTTAGTACAAGACCAGAGATCAGTATCTAACTTAAAGAAAAGTAATGGTACTCCAGCATCACCAAAGACATTAAAAAGAACAATGAAGTGATTGAGGATAAGATGAGTCCTCAGCTCTCCAGTGTTCCGATATCTCTTGAGTAATCGTTTGATATACTTTATTCGCTTTAAATCATCATAAAAATCATCCTCAGTCACAGCCTGAGGATTATCATAATTTTTTATAGCAAATAAAAGATAATTATTGTCATTCAATTCATCGAATCTCATTTACATATTATTCGTCAGTGGGGTATGGCAGGCTTCCTGTTGTGATTCCACTCATTGCTACGAGTGTTTCTTTTTTCACTCTCAGTGAACCATGACAATCTATATATGTGGTTACACCGACCCAACCAGCATGGTCTACTGCATAAGCACCAGTATTTCCAGTTGCAGTACCATAAACAATTGCATCAGCATCTGATCTACCTTCCTTATACACACTATCTGTTACCGAACTCTTAGGAAGTTCAGTTACATAGTATGAAGTACCAGCAATACTTGTTGCACTTAGTCCATCCGTTGTATCGATGGTTAGCACTCGGTCGCTAGTAATACCCGTGATTACTGCTGCACCGTAGTGAGTTCCGACACCGCCTCTAGCACCAACTCGAAGGACTTGACCTACGGTCACATCCGAAGTGAAAGTAGTGCCAGTACCAGTTACAGTAGTACCGCTTACTGCGATAGTACCGAATGTCGTAATATTATCATTAGAACCCCAGAGAGCCATGTTCTTTACCCAAGTACGATTTTAATCTAAATGTATTTATACTATAACTAGTCTTTATTAGATACCCACTTGCCATTCACAAACTTTTTAACTTCACCTGGCCTGAGCTTATTCTTATCCCTAGCCTTTTTCATAAAAGCTTTGTATTTAATACTATCTCTAGTCTTACCAGTTTTTTTAGAACCATGCACCATACGATCCTTGTCAAACTTATAATCCTTTTCCTTTTCAATAGTCTTTTTTCTATGCTGTGGAGTATCCCAACTGTCACCATATTTCTCACCTAACCAAGGTTGATACTTATTAGCATAAAATGCATCAGGTAACCACCTCATTAGTCAGAACCCCTATTAGATGTACCAGGTGGATAGCGACCTTGTGATGGATCCTTTTTAAATTCTGCTGCTCTTTCTTTAGCAATCTTTTCTTTATGCTTCTTATATTTTACAGCATCTCTTGCTTTCTCTGCAGGAGTTTTCTTAGGAGCTCTGTCAGCAAAAACAGCACCCTGAGTTTTCTCCATATTATCCTTCCACTTATCTAAATTAAACTTCTTAGGATTAGTAGCAGACTCTTTAACTCCACCTGTAATAGGATCAGGCAACAAAAGATCAGTGACTTCATATGCCACATCACCATTAGCTTTCATAAGATATAATTTATCGTTCTCTTCAATCGTTAAAGTTTTTTTTTAGCTTCCACACTCTCGTAAGCGTATCTGTCATCAGACTTACTAGTGTTACCCTTGTCCTTAACTACCTTATCAGCAATCTTATCCTTATCCTTAGGACTCAATTTTCTTCCTTGCCTTTTCATTGCAGAAAGAACCTCACCTTTTTTCACAGTTTCATAACTTGCCTTTTCATCAAGATACTTATTATTATACATGGCATAGATCTTGCCAACAATAGTCTCTTTCAAATCTGGATTAATAGTAATAGTATTCTTTACACTCTTCTCTACAATCTCTCTGTCTTTTTCATCAGATGTAGTTGCCTTCTCAGACTTATATTGAATCTTCTCTTCCAATTCTTTTTCTAATTTCTCAATCACCTTCTGCTTTTCTGCCCTAGACTCAGCAATAGCAGTGGCAATTTCTCGCCTACGAAGTTCTTTCGCTGTCAATTCCTCAACAACCAATTCATCCTTACCTATAAAAGCATTTTTCATACTCTTAAGTAGGATCTCTTCCGAACTTTCTTCAATAAAGTTTGCCATCGATTGAAAGTTGAGTTATTTTCTATTGTTATTTATAAATGACTTAACCTTTTCCATCGGAGTTAATGCTTGTACATATTCTCTGTAAGAATCTGTACCCACTTCTCTCTTCGATGCTACAACACCAGAAGGTGCTTTAGACTCCTTGATATCAGTGATCCAGGACTTAAACATTATACCATCATTGGTTGCTGCAATAACATAATTCGTACCCTTTCTCAGAATACGACCAGCTAATCCAGTATTAAGACTTTCTATTAATGTTCCAACATTAAAGATAACTCCAGTAATAAAATGCTCTCTCAACTCCTTAAAGTGTAACTTAGGAGCAACCCTCCAAACTTCAAGACCTTCTTTAGTGGCAGTTGCTTTCTTTCCTCCCCCAATTTTAATAAGTCTCTTCTGAACTGTATTAAAAAGTTCTCTAGCAACTACACCTCTTGCTGCTTTAGGAAGATCCTTTTTAAATTTTTTAAATGCATCAGGATCATCATCTGCTATTGTTAAGTTTCTGAGAGCCGTAGCATTGACCTTCTCTGTCCCATCACCCTTGGCAATATCTTCGTCTGTTGCGTCTTCCCCTGCTCTTTTTCCTGCTGAAATGACATTAATCGCATCAAAATTATAAAGTTGTCCGTTGTATTTGTTCGCGAGCTCCTCAAATTCTTTGACTCGCTTACCGCCAGCCACGACATTAACGGTTTGATACCCTTGTACATCTGCATGAGTTAAAGCATCAATAATTGTACGAATGGATGGATCATATATGATATTACTTGCATGATCTGGGAAAACTTTCTTCATAAAAAGAACCTTCTCCTCTGCACCAAGAGGATTTGTCTCATCACCTTCTGAGTGTGATGGATAAACTACATACTGACCTGCTCCACCAGTGTCATCTGCATCATCAGCAATGTCCTTAAGTTTCTTTAAAAGTTTTTCATGACCAATTGTCGGTGGGTTAAACCTACCAAAACCGATAGTAAGCGTTCCTCTTGTTTTTTCCACACCTCCTTGTTCCTCTGCAGGGGGCAGTTCTTCAGATGCCTCACCTGGTACAGGCGGCGGCGGTACTTCCGAAACCGTTTGTCTAGCTGCAGATCCTGGCTTAAGAGGATCGGTGTCTTGTGCTGGTTTTCTTCCACTGTTAAATACTAGTTCTCCTTCGATAGTTCTAGCAACTATTCTGCCATTGGAATCAGTCCAGGCACCATGCGAATCATTACTTAATCCAAGCTTCTTAGCCTGCTTTGCTGCATTGGATGCTGCTTCAGTTAAAAATTTAGAAAAAGACTTCATCTTATTTGCAATAAATTCGTCTGGATGTGCCCTTAATCGTATTTATATTAAATGCTAATGACATCCTAACCTCATCCGATTCATTACTTACAACTCTATGCTTAAGGAAAGATGGGAAGATAATAATATCACCTTCTTCAACATCCTCTGGCCACCACCATTGCCTAGAAAACTGATAGTAATCAGTTATATCCTCTTCATCTCGACAAGCTGCTGAACAAGTATAAATGCAATTAAATAACTGGTGCATTGGATTAGCAAACTGTATTGCCTGATGTTCATCAGGATTAAACTGTAGATAATGAATTCCAGAATAAAATGCAGGTAAGTGATCATGCTCTTCCTGATTCTCACCCTTAGCATAATAATTTAACCAAGACTCATGCATCTCTGCCCTTCCATTCGGACCAAGCCCAACATCTCTAGCAAAATCTTTCATTATATCATCATACATATGACTGTAAATATTTGCTTGAGAATTCTCAAAGTCAGTTGTTAATTGGCAATCCCAATTAGAAGGTGTCCCATGCACAGGAATAGATTTATTCCTTAGATATTTCTCATTTGCTATTGCTTTAAGTTCTGTTGGATCCTTATGATAACGAAATAAAGGCATTCCAAAAACTATATCCAAAGACTCAGGATGATCCATCATACTCAACCACCAACCTTTACATAACTACTGGCTGTCATATAATCTGTTATCTGATCATCACCAAATATTCTAAATCCTTTTGATGCTGCCTGAGTATAGACAGACTTCATAATATTCTCCTTAATAGTTGCAGTGATATTAGTTCTCTCTTTATCAAGAACCATACCAACCTCATAAGACTGAACTTTATTCTTTATAAACTTTGCACCTGCTGCCCAATTCTTCCTATCACTATTCCCAAGCTTTTTATTATATTCCCTCAATAAACTAGCAGGTTCATGACGATTATTAGATAACCAATGAATATACTTAGCCCAGAGCTGTGAATGAGGATTCTCATCATCTTCTAAAGTATCCCTTGAAAATGTTCCTGTTCTATTTGTTGCATAATCATTAAAGATATTCCACTCAGTAAACCAATGATTTTTATTATGAGGAATCTTTACATCATGTTTCCCAAAAATTTCTCTCTTCTTATTATGCTGAGCTCTTATCGCTGGTGATCCTTTACTCATCATTGTAATTAATGAAAACACAGGTAGAGTAGCCTTACCATGATTAGCAGCAGTACCAAACTGAAGTTGCATCTGAACATCTGCATTAACACCAGACGCAGTTGATCTTATATCCATATAATGTCCTGTCTGTCCTCCCAATTTAAAATTAACAATACATTTTGCTGCATTCTCTTTCCAATCAACTGATTCAATCTCAAGATCTAAATCAAGAGCATCTTCTATTCCTCTAGTTTCCTTATGATCAAATGAAGTAATCTGAACTGTAGGAATAGTTACTTTTAATATTTTCTTTTTACCAGTGATCATTACCTTCTTCAAAGATATAGGAACACCCTTCTTACTCTTATAAAGTTCATCTATGTACTGATTATACCAATATATACGATTCATATCCTGTACTATATAACACCTCTTCTTTCCTTCTGCTGGTAATCTCCTTGCTAACTCTTCATTCTGCTGTACTATCTTTTTCAATTTCGGTCTCTGTGCATATCGTATAGTATTATTTTCAAATGCTTTCATCTCCTGCTCTATCTGTTGGGCCTCATTAAATTTCAATGCTATAACATCAGCAGGATTCCACTTATCTCCAGTACCCCTAGCCATCAAACTATATACTTGCCTCACCTTAGGGTTTACAGCATTCTCTTTAATGCGTTTTGCTATCGCTTTAAATGCTCCTCTAAACTGTGGCAATTCTCCTGACTGATAAAAAATATATCCCTGACTATCAAGATAAGAAGACTTAAGAACTGCATTAGCAGTCCAAACAGAAGAATTTATCCATTCATCTAACTGTTTAGTATCCTTAGGATTCCTGGCCATACTAACCCAAAGAGGAAAGTCCCTAGACATCTTTGAGTAATCTATTCTAAGCCATTTTGAATACTTCGTATCTAACCCTCCACCTATATCTACCATCGTCTGCTTCAACTCATCATAAGTAATATCCTTACCATCCTCTTGCCTCATTGCAAAAGCTAAAGCTTGTAAGGATTCTTTATGATCAGTTAAAGCAGGAAATGCCATCTATCTAATACTTTATAGGTATTTAGAGGTCGTCTATGCGTCTGTTCTCTGAGAAATACGAACTAAATGTACCGTCAGGATAACGAGAAGAAAGTTTTGTAATGTTCTGAGCAAGAACCTCATCAAGAGGTACATTAAGTGCCATACATGCCTGTGCAACATACCACAGTACATCACCAAGTTCAATCTTCAAATGATTGATACTTGCATCGTCATATGACTTGCCCTGAAATGCAATCTTCTTCACGATCTCCAAGAACTCACCACCTTCAGCATTGATACCGATAGCAGCAGTCAATAGACGCTCAATCTTACATCCCTGTGCTTGAAGTTCTGCAGTACGAGCAATAAATGCTGATCCATTCTTAGAAGCATCACTAGTAACAGCATCAGCAAACCTAAGATACTCTATCCACTTAGGATTGTCTGCCCTAGTAGAGGATCCCCTAAAAGATTGAGTAGGAGTAATAGTTACATTACTAGTAACTGTTGGAGTAGGTACTGGAGGAGTTGGTGGCTGAACATCAGCATTTGTACCAACAGATACATCTGAAGGATTTTTGGGGTTAGCAATACTACCAAGTTGAGGAGCAGTACTATCAGTAGGATCGTCTCTCCAACCTAAAGATTGATTATCACCAGGCTCTGCTTCCCAAAATTCTTTAGGACGCCTAGGCTTAGGTTGTAGAGTAGTAGTTGGTCTCTGAGGATTTGTAAAATCGTTATCAGAAATAGCACTTGAATGTGTTGGCATAATAATTATCTTGGTGAAGTATTCTTAGGATGATAATTGTGAATCTTATTCAGATGAAAAAATTCCCAAGCATAGGAAACATTATCTAAATTTTGTTGTTCAAAATCTAATTCCTCTGGCGAGGTATTTATAAATCCCGTCAGAGTAACTCGATCAGTGTCTGTAAACCAATCTGGTTTAATATATGGGGCATGTAAAAAATGTGTTGGATAGGCTATCATTGTATTATACCCTATTTCCACATTTTCTTCAAGTCGATAGGGTCCATAGTCATCAACATTAAACCAAGTAGCATCCTCCTTCAAAGAATTTTCCATCTCTTTAAAGAATTCTCCCTCTTCCATATTATCATTCCAACTATAATCTAATCGTGTTTTAAGATTATTAAAGGAATAAAATGCTGTATTAACATTATCAGACTTAGTAAGATTAATATTAAAAGCAATCTGATCAGAGACCTGAGGATCAAAATTTGTAAAATCTGTATGTGGAAAACATGAATGGATATCACTTATCTCCATATTACCATTAAAACAATTACCAAAGACTTGTCCTATTTGAACCTGACTAAGACCCAACACAGTTGCAAGTGGTTGAACCAGTGGTTCAGCAAACCAGCTATGCATCTCTGGATGAAAATGAACACTCTTCCCTGGTCTAATTACATTATCATCTTTATTATCACTATTGTCCCACCAATAACCTCCTCTTAAAAACTCCCCAACCTTATCAGGTTCTTTAAAATAATCCTCTGCTACAAGAACTGGAATGTCATTATCCTTTCCCAATAATCTAAATTCATATTTAAGATTATTAAGATGACATATGTCATCCCATATACGACTACTAGATTCTATCATGTTAAAAACTGCAATTTAGCAAACTTATCTTTCATTGTATTAAATTTTTCCTTTGGATCCTCTTCTCCCTGTCCACTATCTAGTAACTCCCCACCCCTGTCCTGTTCACAATCAAACAACCTCATCTTCGCTCTATCAATACCTAAAACGAATCTCTTATTCATTGTAGGGTCATTATATCTATTCTTTAACTGCTTCACCATAATCTGATTCAACCCCTCAAGTTCCTCATTACTAATAAGAGCAAACATAAGGTCAGCAGTGGCGGGAAGACCGAAAGATTCGGAAGTGTCAGTAAGGTCAATATCGCTATTAGAAAAACCACTACGGGTAGTCTGGGTAGCCGAGAGAATCGGTAATTTGAATTCAACCGCAAGTCCTCTAAGTTCTTCTGCAATCGCTTTAACATATGAATAAGAATTAACGGAACCTAACTTATTATATCTAGATGATGCACATATATTAAGATAATCTATGAAGAGTATATCAGGTTTAAATGATTTTTTCAATAGGAGTTCATTAAGCAATGCTTTAAAATGTCCTGAATGAGCAGATGCAGTAGGATACTCTTTAATAATTAATGTACCTTGTGTTTTCTTAGCAATATTATTAACCTTATTCTCAAACATTACACGAGGAAGTTCACTAATATCTCTGATATTAACATCTAAGAGATTGGCGTCGATGCGTTCAGCAATCTTCTCTTCAGCCATCTCCAGCGTGATGTACAAAACATTCTTACCCTGGAGTAAGATACTAGCAGCGCAATGACACATAAAGAGAGACTTACCCACACCAGTACCTGCAAGAGCAATGTTGAGAGTTTTATTAGGAAGTCCACCCTTTGTGATACGGTTGAAGAATTCCAAGTCGAAAGGAATTTTGTCCTCACGCTTATGGTATGACTCGTATCTCTGTTCGTAATCTTCGAGATAATCATGTCCTATATGATTATCGAAAGAGACAGCCAAAGCATCAGACAAAATAGAAGGAATAGCATCCCTTCCTTTAGTTTCATCTTGTCCATCTGCTATTTTGATTGAGGACATCAACGCTAAGTATATAGCCCTATCTCGACACCACTTCTCAGTAGCATCATACAACCAATCATCGTTAATTTCACTATCCTCTAAAGCAGGAAGAACATCCTGGAGATCTTTATACTCCTGCTCATTGATATCATCCCTATTCTGAATCTCAATACTTAATACTTCTGTAGTAAGAAGTTTATTATACTTCGCAACAAAATCAATAATCTCTTGACAGACAATTGCTTCTGCTCTTACATCAAAGTAATCAAGATTAATAAATGGAATAACCTTTCTGGCATAGTCTTCATTATGAATAAGATTCCTAAGAATCGTCAGTTCAAGTTTTTCCATAGTTAAATTCTACTGATGCGGTTTCATCAAGAGCTTGCATTACTTCTGGTGTGAAATACTTTTCAGGGTTCTTATAGATTTCTTTGGCAAATAATTTTTTGCCATTGATCTCATAACGACCAGCAACATTCTTCCAGAGTCCTCCAATCTCTCCCAATTCTAACAAACCATAGTACCTATCAAGACCACGGTCATCATAATAGAGACGAATTGTAACATCCTTATTCTCTTTACTTAAACGCGACTTTGCTGTCTTAGCTTTGATAAGATTTCCGACCGTTTCAGTACCATCCTTCTCTCTCTTTTTGCTGAGATATATGATAGTAGACGCCGCGTATTTGAGGCCACTGCCTCCGCCCATCTCTTTGGTGGGAACATAGGATCCGATGACATCATAGGTATGATTAGTTACTAGTAGTGGTATTTTAGCCTGCCCCAGCTTTAAAGTCAACATTCTAAATGCACCCTTAACAAGTTGTGATTTTGTCATGTCACGAACTTGTTTATCATTTAAAGCATCAGTGATTTCCTTTTCAGTAGAGAGCATACCAAGAGAGTCCAACACAAACATGCATGGTTTGCGATTTTCTTCCTTAGTCTTAAGGTATATATCTACTGCCTTAAGTGCCTTAGTCCTAAACTCTTCAATGGTCACCACATTAATGACCACAAAACGATTCATATCAATACCACGACTCTCTAATAATGATTTAGATATAGCACTCTCAGTATCAAAATAGAGGGTATAAGCATCGGGGTGAGTATCAAGGAAGTTCTTAACCACGGCGAGAGCGAAAAAAGTTTTGCCAGTACTAGACTCTCCAGCAAGGGCAGTAATCTTATTAGAAGACACACCCCCAAATATACTGCCTGAACACAACCCATTAAAGATATAGCTTCCTGTATCAACGAATTGTTCGACATCAGTAATTTCTGACGCCAGTTTTGTAAAGTCATCTCCAATTTCTTTTACAATATCCTTTAAAAAGTCCATAAATCACTCAAAAATATAATGTGAATTTTGAGATTTAAACATCTCTACCTGTTCTTCAGTTTTAAAAAACTTAAAGAGTATAATTGAGTGCCCTTTAAGTTGATACTTTACTTTAATCATAATACCATGCCATGTGATTCTCGTAGTAGTCGCTTATAAGGTCCACCAGGATTCTCATCCCTAGTTTCTTTTACTAGTTTAAGTTTCTGATACAGTGCGGTGTCTCCACCCAAGTGCATTGCACTAATAATTGTAGCAAGTTCTTGATCGTTGATAGGGAGATCCATTTAAGTAAAAAATGATTCTAGGTTTGCAATTTTTTCAACCTTCCATCCAATAGAATCCAGGATAATCCTAAGAGGTTCAAGGAAACTCTTAGAGAATTGTAAGTCATGATCGACATATTTGTCAATCCCTAACTCTTTTGGAAAATCTTGAATGAACGAGATTACATTTTCATGAATCTTGTTAGGTTTCTTAAGGTAGCAAAATTTAATCTTCTCACCATTACTAATTAACGAATACTTATTCGTCAACTTATTCTCCTTGATATAGTGATTGAAGAGCAAAGCACCCCGAACATGTATCGGTGTACCCTTGATATAAATCATGCTTGCCGATTTATATTTAGTGACATCTGAAACTGATCTAGGAAATGCAATCTCCTCAGGTGGGAGATTCCTAAATTTCTTACGACTAGTATCAATAAAATCAATAACTTCATCCTCTGTACCATTCATCATAAGTTTAAGAGCATCCTTAATCATTGCTCTACATGGTGCAGGTGTAGATGATTTAACTGCCTCTATGCCCATCATCTTCAACTTAGGTTCATTGTATTGAACTCCTTCACTGTTCCATACATTTAAAATGTATCTCTTCTTAGCAGTCCATATACCCCTCTCTGCTATATTCTCTCTTGCCATAACCATCTTCTGCTCATAGGCACTAACATACTCTGCTAATTCTTTATAGGACTGATCGATGAAGGGTTCAAATTTCTCCTGACAAATCTTATCAAGAAACGGGACAATCTTAGCAGGATCTCTTTCCTTATCTTTGTAAACAACATCGACAAGAGGACCAAGATTAAGGTAGATACTATCAGTATCACTAGCAATAACATAATCAATACCCTCCGTTTTAAGAATCTTATTTAAATAATCATTCATCTTATTCTCTATCCATCGGATACTAACCTGACCTGATAGAGTAATTGCTTCAGCATTTGCTAGTTTATAATACCTGAAGTACTGATTGCCGATAGCACCATAAGCAGAGTTAAGAGATATCTTCTTTGCCATTTGGATGTTGTTACACCTGGCAATCTCTTTGACAAGATCAGGCGTGGGTGTCTTCTCATATTTCTTCTTGGCATCAATCATCCTCTTCTTAAAGATCACACGCTCGTTGTACATCTTCTCCATTAATTCTGGTAGAAAACCTCGTACATCCTTACGATACTGAGCACCATTAGGACATACAGCATAATCGCCATCAATTGACACTTCGCCATTTAAAATCCTCTCAACGCTTGCGCTGGGATGTCTAGTCTCCCGTAAGGTTTCTGGACTGATATTATATTGCATAATAAGATGAGGATAGAGAGAGTTGAGGTCAAAACTAACAACCCAATCATACTTTCCTGGAATCGGTTCCTTAACATATGCTCCTGCGTATTTTTCATCCTTCTGAGAAGTGTTTTTAGGAGGAATAACGATATTCCTTTTCTTAAGATAATTATATATGATGTTATCCCACATCCTAACCTGATAGAATACATCAACATAATTAACCTTGGCATCATATGCCATAGTCAATGCAAGTTCAATCAGTTTCATCTTGTCTTCCAGTTGGTCAACAAGTTCCACATCTATTATATTATACTCTACGAATTTTTGCCAACCATTTGTGTAGAAATCTTGAAATGTATCAAACTCAGAGTGATCCAATTTCTTTTGTCCAAGTTCTACCTCTGCAATATAATCCAACCTATAAGACTCTTGTGCCTTATAAGTAAACTTCTTATAAAGATCAAGATAATCTAACTGAGTAATGCCACCAATATCATATGCAATCTGACGACGACCTTTAATAAAGATCTCCTTAGGAGAACACAACCCCCAAGGTGACAGACGCTTCATCAATTTAGTACCAAGAACTCTTTCAATACGCTTGGCAATAAAAGGTATATCAAACAGTTGAATGTTCCATCCAGTAACAATGTCTGGAGTATTATCCATCCACCACTGAATAAAATCACTCAGCAAATCATGCTCATTATTAAACTGCTTGTAATAAACATTACCCTGTTTTAATTTAAAGGGTCCAACACCCCAAGTAATAATCTCCTTACTATTATAATCCTGCATTGAGATCAATAAGATCTCCTGATCTGCTGCTGCAACATCAGGGAATCCATTCTCAGAACGAGTCTCAATATCTATTGTATAAAGACTAATCTTACTAATATCAAACCTAATCTCATCCTCTGGATACTTGTCAGCAATATATTGATAGATAAATCTATCCTGACCATACACATTAAAGTTATCTACATACTCATATTTCTTAATAAAATCTCTAGACTCTCTGACTGATCCTGGTTGAATAGATTCAACAGGTTCCCCCTCAAGAGTCCTATACTTAGACTTCCTCTTTGAGGATACAAACAAAGTAGGGGAGTATCTTTCACGGAACTGAAAAGACTCCCCATTCTCATACCCACGAACGAGGAAGTGATCCCCGATCATTTGCACATTAGTGTAAAACTTCATCCAGCAGCAATCAATTCGTTATATGCTTCCAGAATTTCTAATTCTGGATCGACTATAGTCAGTATAGCATCAGAAGAGATCAAACACTTGTACTGTTGTGTCAGATTCCTACCTGGCCACCGCTGCAACCTTTCCTTCCAAGTTGTACCCTCTTCAATTCTAAATTCAACAGGATCTGTTAATTCACAATCAGGTTCACCTAATTCAGAACTAACTTCCCGAAGCTTTGTAATCAATACTTTTGATTCGTTCTTAAGAACGAGCAATTTAACTACTCCTTCCATTACATTCTCCTCCCATTTGTAAGTTCCTCATACATTACCCTTAAATCTGGAACTGGTTCACATACAGTAGCTACTGTATGAGGATTCACAATGTATGTATCATCCTCTGAGATATCCATCCAAGTCTTTAATCCAACTTTCTTTACCTGATTCTTAGTTGCATCATTATCCTCCATAAGAGTCATCTCTGGAGTATAAACAATCTGAAAGGGTTTAATGATCATATACTGTTTAGTATCACCATCCAAAACCTCTTTCACATCAGCAAGAAGTTGTGTACCATCATTTAAAATTGCTACTTTAATTGACATAGTTTTTATTTCTATTTAACTATTCTACCATAAAGAAAGGGAGGTGTCTACCTCCCTCCCTGGCCTTTAGGTGATTGCAATCAGGTAAAGGGTGGACCCCTTACCACTTCCATCTTAGATCCAGTCCTTACGCTGGTGATGTTCTGGTACTACCTTACCAAGTGTAACGGAAAGTAGTCCATCTTCAAAGGTGACTTCTTTGACAACAGTGTCATCAGCGATAGTCCATGCTCTAGTGAAGGATCTTTGTGCAAGTCCTCTATGTGCGTAATCAGTATCCTCTTTCTCCTCTCTCTTACCTTCTACAACAAGTTTACCATACTCTGTGTAAACTTTAATCTCATCATGTTTAAATCCTGCTAGAGCAATCTCTAGTCTGGATAATACATTACTTACATTGATGAGATTGTAAGGTGGATAATTTGTTTGTTGATGATCAAGTGGATTAAAAAAACGATCCAAATAATCGTCCATGCCTATGCCATTCTTATTAATCTTCTCCATCAATTCTGGAAGATTGGCAGCATGAAACCTTGCTAGGTTAGTCATAGTAGCTCCTTGTTAAGCGAGTTTGTGTTGTGTAGTCCCTTGCGGCGACTATACTTTATTTAGATACATCATAGTATCTTTCCACCCTTTAACACAGTGGGAATAACCGCCCCTCTCTTGTACTGCTTTCGCTAAAGGATAATCATTCTGACCTTCCTCCATCATATCTCCATAGAAATACAACTCATGATACCACTGAAAGTCTCTTAAAATCTGACTCTTATTACTACCTGGTGCTCCTAGATCAAGACCAGTCTGCCCTCCTATGTTAACTTCTAGATTAGGAAATTGATTCTTAAGTCTATCAGCAATATCTTTTCTCTCATGTTTTCTTTTATCCCACTTCACATATTCATCTCTACCTTCTCCTTCACCTCTTCCTAAGATACTAAAGTTAACTCCTCCAGGTCTATGTTCAATATGCAACCCATTACGAATGGGGAACTGGCTATAATCTAATTCATCTTGTAAGAACCTCTCTACCTCTACAGGTAACTCCCAGTCATCTCTATAGACATTCTTATCACCCTCATACACATCACTACCAGAACAATTATAAACTCTCTTACACTTATTATAAATCTCTGGTGTGATCTGTTCTAAAGTTTTATCTCTATCACTACCTGTGACAAGATAAACATCATTCTTCTCAGTAAACTGAAAGAACTCATGGAAAAATTCAGCAGTAATCTTTCTCCTACTAGGAGTTAAAGTGCCATCAACATCAAAAATAAATTTCTTCATTAATACACAGTACGAACACCAGTACTATTTCGCATATAGTCCATTAAAATATTAGTAATGTATGATAACCTTTGATAATTACCATCCACATACATATCCAATAACTCTTTAGTTATACTATCATACTCTGGATGCTTTTGGGAAAAAAGATACTGGCATGTTTGCAAATCTCTAGTATAAACTCTCGTCTCCTTACAAACTGTCATAAAACATGTTCGTAAAAGATGTTTTATATATTCTCTAACATCAACCTTATCAACATCACCAAGTATCTTATCACCAAAAGAACAATAGTAAGTAATAGATGATAATCTATCTAATTCATTAAGATCTTTTTCTACATTAT